AAACTAATATATGGAAAACCAACCGCTTATGTCATGCAAACAAGCTGCAACATACTTAGGTTTATCAGAATCCGCATTCTGGCAAAAATGCCGTGCCGGCGAAATCCCGCACATAAGAATCTCGGGCCGGTGTTACCGCATCCGAATCAGTGATCTTGAGAAATTTATAGAATCAAAAAACTACACACAAACCAAACAACTAAACTAATATGGACAACGAAAATAGATATGTGAACGAGTCGGGCCGATACCTGTGCAAGGTCAAGGCACCGGGCAATGGCTGGATCGGGGTGTCGGGGAGCGGGAGCGAATTCATTCGCATTCCATTGCTTGTGACCGATGCGGGCTCGCAGGAGGGGCGCGAGATCGTGTGGAGGGGCTACCTGACGGAGGCCGCGGCGCGGCGGACGATCCAGACTCTGGACGATTGCTTCGGCAAGAACTGGGACATCAAGTCCTTGGCCAGCGGGGCGGCGAGCTTTGCGGGTCAGATGGCTCGGATCACGGTGGATTCGGAAGAATACAACGGGGAGACTCGGCACAAGGTGAAGTGGCTGAACCCTGCGGAGATGGCTCCGAAGAACGAGGTGGATGCCACGGTGATCGAGGCGCTGGCCGAGCGGGTGGCGAAGATCGACCGGGGCGATGATGTGAAGGCGCCAACGAAACCTGCACCCAAAACCTCGGACGACATTCCGTTTTAACCATGAAGGGGATTCTGGAATTCGACCTGCCGGAGGACGAGGCCGAGATGCGCTACGCTCAGTCGGGGCTCGAGGCCCTGCTGGTGCTTAACGACCTGGACCAAGAGTGCCGGAGCCTGCTCAAGCACGGCGCCGGCGCGTTTGCCGATCTCGACGATAAGACCATCGAGGCCGTGAGGGCTTGGGTGAGAGGCGCCTCGCAGCGTCGGAATTTGCCGGACCTCATATGACCATCCTTGCCCTCGACCCCGGCACTACCGAGACGGCGTTTGTCCTTTGGGACGGGCGCCGGATCCTCGAGGCCGACCACCTGCCGAATGCGGAGATCCGCCAAATCCTCATCGGCCGCGAATATGACGCGGTGGCCTGCGAGATGATCGCCTCCTACGGCATGGCGGTGGGCAAGGAGGTCTTCGAGACCTGTGTGTGGATCGGGCGGTTCATCGAAGTGGCTCGGGTGGAGCCGCGCTTGGTCTACCGGCGCGATGCGAAGCTGCACCTCTGCCACTCCCCCAGGGCGAAGGATGCCAATGTGCGGCAGGCGCTCATCGACCGCCTCGGGCCGCAGGGCACGAAGAAGAACCCCGGCCCGACCTACGGCATGCGCTCCCACCTGTGGGCGGCGCTGGCTGTGGCGGTGTATGCGTGGGATGTGAAGGAAAACTAATGTGGATACTACCAAAGAATTTACAGCTATCGAGTGGTGCGCCGGATACGGCGGGATTCATCTCGGACTTAAACGAGCAATCCCAAATCTGCGCGTCATCGCTTATGGCGAGATCGAAGGCTTCGCCTGCGCGAACTTGGTTGCAAAAATGGAAGCGGGACTCTTGGACCCAGCACCTCTCTGGACGGATATTAAGACCTTCCCATGCGAGGACTTTCGTGACCGAGTGGACCTCCTTGTGGCCGGTTACCCCTGCCAGCCATTTTCCGCAGCCGGAAAGCGACTCGGCACAGAAGACCCTCGGCACCTCTGGCCACACATCGCCAGATCAATACGAGTTATTCGACCTCGACTATGCTTCTTTGAGAATGTCGAAGGACACATCAGTTTGGGCCTCCGAGAAGTCATTGGAGAATTGGAATCAATCGGTTACCAGACGGCGTGGGGAATATTCAGCGCGGCTGAAGTCGGCGCACCGCACCAGCGGAAGCGGGTCTTTATCCTGGCCGTCTCCAATAGCCTCGGAGGTGCGGCAGGGCTTTCAAGATCGCTCGCGTGGAATGAAAGGTTCGCAGGAGTCGCTGACAACGGTGGTAGTGAAGGAACAATCGGAATATCCAACACCTCGCACAACCGATTGGAAGAGCACCCCCAATGCTCCATCCAACCCAATAAGAGTAGGGGAAGGGACGGCGACTTTGGGAGAGTTCATTCATGCCCATGGCCTTCCCGCCCCGGCGAACCCCAGCACGGATGGGAGCCGCCAAGGGTGGTCCACTCCAACCGCGACGGATGCATCGGCAATGTCTCCAGAGATGAGGCCGAGCAGGTTAGCAACGGGACGGACTACGGAATATCTGGCGCGGCAGGTGCAATGGGCAACGCCGCAAGCCCACGATGCACAAGGCCCGAAGACACCGGAGCAGATCGAAGCGATGAGGGCCAAGGGCCATGGCGTGAAGAATCTAAACGAGCAAGCCACATGGGCGACGCCGATCATGGGCGACTCGCATCTGGCATCGACGCCGGAAGTGGCACAGAAGCGGATCGAGGAGGGCAAAGTGACATTGAGCAGGCAGACGGCGGCTTGGGCGACGCCGCAACTTCAAGACGGCCACAACATCAACCAAGATTCAACGACCCACAAAACGATTCCAGCGCAACTGACCAAAATGAACATGGCGGGCAAGCTCAACCCGCGCTGGGTCGAGACGCTGATGGGGCTTCCGGTGGGCTGGGTTATGCCGAGCTGTGCGTCTCCTGTGACAATCGAACCGACGAGCTTCGCCTCCTCGGCAACGGAGTCGTGCCTGCCACAGCCGAGCGAGCTTTTCGCGTTTTAATAGAAGAACTTATTTAATGCAATACCCTGAGAAAGAGAGCGCCGTCGTCGGCTATATTAGTGTCGCTGGATTCGCCGGCGTGCCGAGGTCGGCGATTGTGGATCCCGATAGTTTTGTCTCGGTGCTCAATGGCGTTTACTACGCCGCGGCGCACCGGCTGCACTATGCCAAGAAAGCCACCACGGGCACGACGATCCTCGAGGCGATCGAGCGGGATCCGTTTTTGCTGAAGGTGGCGGAGCGGACGGCGAAGGAGTCGGGGATGGTGTGCTGGCGGGATGGGCTGGTGATGGCGGACAGCTCGCTGTCTTGCAACCCGGCGGGTGGCGCCATCGTCTCGGAATACTTGGCGGACATCGCCTCGGCGGCGGCGCAGCGCAAGGCGACTAAGATCGGCCAGAGGTTGGCCTCGGGGGATATGCCTGTGGCGGAGGCGCTGGAGGAGCTGAAGACGCTGGCAAAGCCTCGGGCGTCGATGGTGGGCGTGGAGATGCATACTTTTGAGGAGCTGTGGAGTTACAAGGCGGAGGATGACTCGAGCACGCTGGTGGGGAACCGCTGGCTGTGCCGTGGCGGACAGCTCCTACTCCTCGGGCAGTCAGGCATTGGCAAATCCTCCTACACTCTCCAACAGGCGATGACTTGGGCGCTGGGGATGCCGTTTTTTGGGATGAAGCCGAAGCGGCGGCTGCGGTGCCTGATCGTGCAGGCGGAGAATGATATGGGGGATATGGCTGAGGTTGTCCAGGGCGTGATGTCGTATGTAGTAGCCCAATCCAAGATGACGCAGCGCGAGGCGGTGGATATCCTGCGGGAGAATGTGATCGTGGCGCGGGTGACGGCTCAGACGGGTGAGGCGTTCATCGAGGTGATCCGGGAGCTGATTGCAAAGCACGGGCCGTTCGACCTAGTGTATGGGGATCCGTTGCTGTCGTTCATCGGCGACGATATCTCGCAACAGGCGGTGGCGAGTCACTTTCTGCGCGAGCTTTGCAACCCGTTGGCGTTCGAGCATGGGTTTGCGTGGGTATGGAGTCACCACACGGGGAAGCCGCAGAGCGACTCGAAGAGCCGGGCGCACTGGAATGCGAATGACTATGCCTACATCGGGCTGGGCTCAAGTGAGCTAACGAACTGGGCTCGGGCGATCTGCGTGCTTCAGACGACGAAGCATGAGGGGATCTTCAAGGTTCTTCTGGCGAAGCGGGGCAATCGGGCCGCCGTAGTCGATAACCACGGCCACCCAACCACAGACATCGTGATCAAGCATGCCGACAAGGGATTGCATTGGGAACCGGCAGAACTCCCCGAGGAGACCCAAGAAGAGGGCAAGTCGCAGGGCAAGTCCGGCAGGCCGTCCGCACTCAACGAGGTGCAAGAATTTGAGATCGTGACCATGCACGCCAATTGGCCAGACAACACCCGAGGTTTTTATTCTGCCGCCATGAGCAAATACAAGGTCTCTCACGACACTATCAAGCGGGTCCTAGACAAGAACACTCAACCACAGAAAGCCGCCGCCTGACTATGTTTTTCCTGCCTCCGCAAAACCTCCGCAAAACCTCCGCAATATTCCAATTCTGCGGAGCATGGATGACCTCCGCAAAATTACCTCCGCAAAATCCCCCTAAGAAGGGGGGATTGTTTTGCGGAGGAGTAATTTTTCGGAGGGGTCATTTCCAACCATCAAAATCCGCAAAATAGATTATGCGGAGCAACCACATGAACACCCCAAAAAAAGAAACCGACCCACGCATCGCTTGCCAAGCCTGCGGCCGCGAATGGCAAGACCACCCAGGCGTCGCCCACACCTGCCGCATGGCCTCGGACCTCGCCGACTATCTCCGGTGGGCGCTCAACCACATCGAGCCGCCCGAATACACCCGCGATATCACCGAGCAGGAGGTCTACTTCCACTCCCTCGAGGAAGCCCGGCGACTCGTCGTCGAGGCCAGCAACTGGAAGGCCCGCTTATGAAACCCAAACGCCCAGCCAAACCCGAGACAAAGCACAGCATAGCCACCAAGCTGGCCGCTGAATTCCATGTCAGCGTCCAGACCGCCACGCAGTGGTTCGATGCCGGTTGCCCCATGGATTACGAGGAGGCCAAGGAATGGAAGCTCCAGAAACGCGCAGAAGCCCCGATCAAGTCCGAGATGGGGTCAAGGCCCAATAAGCTGGAGAAAGCCCTAGAACAGGCCGCTGCGTGCGAAGAAACGGTCAACTGGGACGCGATGTCCAGCCAGTTCCGCCAGATGTGCGATATCGTAGCCGACTTCTACCTCATGGGCATGACGGTCTCAGCTATCAACACAAAGCTGGGCGTCAAGCCTGCGGTCATCTCTCGCATCATTGCTAACCACCCCGATACCAAAGACAAGGAATCCCAAGTCGCCGCTTCAAGCTGGAAAGATGTCCGACGCCTGGCAGTCGATGCCCTCCGCGACAAGCTCAACGACCCCACCCAAGTCTCCAAGATGAAAGCCGCCGAGCTCAACTTTGTAGCCGGCACCGCTCAAGACAAGATCCGCGACAGCGAAGGTGGCGCGCAGCTCACCATCAACATCAACCAGAAGATCAATGCTTTGTCGTTCGAGGAACTCATCAACAGCATTCCGAAGAAGGCCGACGACATCGATGGCGAGTATGAGATCGAGACCCCCTCGGGAACCAGTAGCGAGGTGGAGAAGCCCTTGGCAAACACCCCGCTCAGTCTCAATAACAAGGCTAAAAACGAGGAGGATAATGACTCGAATGAGTAAGTCATTGAACATCAACAACCGCCCAGTATCTACAAGAGTGGTTATTGGAAGTTATGGCCTCGACAGGGGGGGGGAGGGGGGTCGGTCCGCTGGCTCCGCAAAATTCCCCCCACTGGTCCAGCCCCCGAAAAATTTTATGAAAAAAGCCCAACCTAACAAGCAAGAAACGAAGCAAGAGCAACCCCCTACCCCGCCCGAGTGGCCGAGGATGGGAAAGACCGCGCCAGGGAGACAACCGCAGAATCCTCGGATTTTGCGGGTCGTCCTCGAGGAGGAGGTCGTCAATGTGCAGGTCCGCAGCAATTCCTTCTACCGGGCGAACGAGCCGGTCTTGGTGGGAGTTGACGCCGGCGGGGCGTTGGTGGCTGTGAAGCCAAAGACGAACCCGCTGCTGCACGGGGGGTATGAGGGGTGACCTGCCCGACCTGCCAATCTCCCACCCGCGTCGTCTCCTGCCGCTCGGTCGGCGAGGAGTTTTTCCGGCGCCGCCGGTGCGAGAACGGCCACCGGTTCAACACCTCCGAGGATTTGCGTCCTGGCCCGTTCCCCTGGGCGAAGAAACCCGCCCCCAAACCCACCAAGCGCCCCAAACGCACCCGCAAGACCAAGCCTAAGCCCTCCGATTGGCTCGCCCGCATCAACGACAAGCTCGCCGCCCTATGACATTCACCCAAACGCCCCACCCGCTGCTGCCCTTTATCCCGCCCGAGCACTTTGTTGCCGACTTCGAGGCGGCGAAGGCCCTGCTTGCCGAGCGCGAGCGCCGCATTGTCTTGGAAAAAGAGGATCCAATTCGCTACGGCTACGAGCCCGAGCACTGGCAGAAGGCCGAAAAGATCGCCAAGCGCTACCGCGACCTCTTGGTTCTCGGCGGCAACCGCTCCGGCAAGTCCACATGGGCAGGAAAAATGGTCGTTCGCACCCTGCTCGAGAAGCCCGCGAGCCGCGTGTGGTGCTTCCAGACCACAAACGACAACTCCATCTCCATGCAGCAGCCCATCGTGTGGAATTTCATGCCCGCCGAGCTGCGAACGGCCAAGCGCAGCAAGATCACCAACATTTCCTACACCCAAAAGAACGGATTTTCCGAAAATACCGCCGTCCTTCCGAACAAATCGCAGGTCTGGTTCCGAAATTACGCCCAGGACATCACGACCATTGAAGGCGGCGAGATCGATCTCGCCTGGTGCGACGAATTAGTCCCCCTCGACTGGCTCGAAACCATCCGATTCCGCCTTCTCGACCGAAATGGCATCCTCCTCGTGACATTTACGCCCATCGAAGGCTACTCGCCCACGGTAAAAAACTACCTGCAAGGCGCCAAGACCCTCGAGGAGTGCGATGCCGAGCTTTTGCCGAGAAAAAGCGGCAAGGGATTTGAAAAAGTCCCCGTCGTGCAGGAATGCACCACCCGGCACGCCGGTATCATCTATTTTCAGACCAAAAACAACCCGTGGGCAGGCTACGGCCGCATGAAAACCGAGCTCGCCAAGCAACCCCGCGAAAAAATCCTCTGCCGCGCCTACGGCGTCCCCGTCAAGGCCGCCGCGACGCGCTTCCCCCGCTTCCGCGAGTCGGTGCATGTCGTCAAGGCCGACCAGATTCCACAGGAAGGCACGAACTACCTCTTCTGCGACCCCGCTGGCGGGAAAAACTGGTTCATGCTGTGGGTCCGCATCGACGCCGCCGAGCGGGCGTGGGTCTACCGCGAGTGGCCGCAAACCGACACCTACATCGAAGGCGTCGGCTACGCCGGACCGTGGGCGATCAGCAGCGGCAAGAAAGCCGACGGCGAAGCCGGTGAAGGGCAAAAATCCTTTGGCTTCGGCCTGCTCGCCTACAAGGCCGAAATCGAGCGCATGGAAGCCCACGACAAGGTCAAGATTTTTGAGAGATGGATAGACTCAAGGTATGCGAACACCACCGTCGCCGGCACCCGCGAGCAATCCACCACCCTCCTCGAGGAACTCGAAGATGTCGGCATGTCCTTCCGATCCTGCCCAGGCGAGAACATCGAGGAAGGCGTCGGCCTCATCAACAACGCACTCTACTATGACGAAGAAGCACCCATCGACCACACCAACGCGCCTCGGCTCTATATCTCCGAGTGCTGCACCAACACCATCTGGGCCCTCAAGGAGTGGACCGGCACCGACGGCCAGAAAGGCGCCAGCAAAGACCCCATCGACTGCCTCCGCTACCTCCTCACTTCTGGAGTCGGCAATGTGGAAGGAGGTCGGCTCCATGTTACCGGAGGAGGTGCCTATTAAACGCCGCACGCTGCGCAAGCGCGATGTCATGGACCTCCTCGGCATTTCGGAGCGCACCTACAAGACCTACCTCGAGGTCGGCCTCCTGCACCCGATCCCCGCGCCACGGCAGAAACGCCACACCTTCTCCCTCCCCGCCATCATCAAAAAATTCCAACTCGCCTGACCCTATGTTCAACCTAAAAAAAACCACCCGCTACATCCTCCCCGACCGGCTCGACGACGACGACATGGCGACCGCGCTGTGCATGCCCGGCAGCAAACCGCTCGTCGCGCAAGCCGTCCTACAAGTCCTCCGCGACCATATCGATGACGCCGTCGAATTGGTCGGCAGCATCAAGACCGCCACCGAGCACGGCCAGCTCGCCCACTGCGCCGGTGCCCTCGACGCCCTGCGCGGCCTTGAGTCAGACCTCCTCCAGCGCATCGACGAAGCGAGCAAGAAGATGTGAATCCGCTAATCTCACCACCACCTACTGATTTCACCTTCCTGTCTCTTGGGGCCGGAGTGCAGAGTAGCACCTTGGCTCTCATGGCTGCACATGGCGAAGTCACGCCGATGCCGAACGCCGCGATTTTTGCCGATACGCAAGCCGAACCCGCGAGCGTTTACAAGTGGCTTGATTGGCTGGAAGGCCAGCTACCATTCCCGGTGCATCGCGTGACCCGTGGCGACATGACGGATGAGTCTCTACTCATCAAGCAACGCAAAGACGGCACTGGATGCTGGAGTAAAAGCCTAATCCCAGCATTTATAGAAAACGCAGACGGCTCCCGTGGGATCATGGGGCGGCAATGCACCTATTCCTACAAAGTGGAGCAGCTTGAGCGAGCCGCTCGCCGACTTGGCAAGGTCAAGCGTGGGCAAAAGGAAACCACCGTAACCCAATGGATCGGAATTTCATGGGACGAAATCCAACGCATCAAGCCGAGTCGGGTGGCATGGTCCCAACATCGCTGGCCGCTTGTGGAGCTTCGCATGGGTCGCCGGGACTGCCTCAAATGGATGGAGCAGCATGGCTACCCGAAGCCACCACGCTCGGCCTGCGTTTACTGCCCATTCCATTCCGACAACGAATGGCGACGACTCCGCGACGAAGAGCCAGAAGAATTTGCGCGAGCCATTCGTTTTGAAAAAGACCTTCAAGCGGTCAAGGCAAAGACGGAAAAAATGCGAGGCGTCCCGTTTCTTCACCCGAGTCTCGTTCCTCTGGATCAGGTCGATTTCCGAACTGACATCGAGCGAGGGCAGTTGTCCCTGTGGCTCGACGAGCAATCATTCGGCAACGAGTGCGAGGGGATGTGCGGAGTGTAAAAAACTTTCCGGCGGTCATTGAGGGCATGCCGTCTCGCCGTTCCCAGTGGGTAAGCGAGGCGACCATGAGCGACCTGAGCCGTCGGACCTTTTTCAGCCCAGCGAACCGTCAAGTAATCCTTGGCGGTTCGCTTTTTTCTGCCGTTATAGGTCGGTCGATGCCTGTTTCTGCCGCTCTGGGTGCGGCTCTATAGATTTCCAGAATTCTGTCGTCATTCTGAATTTCAACGAGCCCCTGTGCCGCTCGCCCCAGAAGGCACTGACCCACTTGGTTGGATTACCATGACGACAGACACACAAGACACCCCAATGACGCTCTCCGACATTGCAGCCGAAATCGGCTTCGATCTCGAAGAGATAACCCCGCAGGAACAACCCGCCGCCGAGGAGACCGAAGCCGCGCCAGAAGCGCAGCCAGAGGCCACCGAGACGGAGGACGCCTCAGCGGAAACTGATCTTTCACAGGATACCGACGAAAAGTCTGACGACGACAGCGACGCCGAGTCCGAAGAGGACAAAGACGACGCCGAGCCCGAAGAGGAAAAAGAAGAGGAAAAGAACCCCGTCCCCGAGAAGCTCCTCAAGCGCATCGACAAAATCACGGCCAAGCGCCGCGAGGCCGAAGAACGCGCCGAGACGCTCGAGAGCGAGGTCAGCGAGCTGCGAGCCAAACTCGACGCCACCGTTCCCATCCAAGTTACACCCACCGCGAGCGACCCGCTCGCCGATGTGGAAACGCCCGAGCAACTCGAAGACCGAGTTGCCACCGCGAAGAAAATCCGCGCTTGGGCGATCAAGAATTTGGAAGGCGGCACCGTCCAGAATGCCGCCGGCGAGGATGTCTACTACGAGCCCTCCCAGGTCCGCGAATACCTCGCCACCGCCGACGAGCTCCTCACCGAGCACGCCCCCAAGCGCAAGGAATGGATCTCGCAGCGCAGTGCCGTCATGCAAGAAGCCAAGGCCGTCTACCCGGCCCTCTTCAAAGCAGGCACCCCCGAGCACGAAAGCCTCGTAGCCACGCTCAAAGCGCACCCCTACCTCAAAGGTCTCCCTCAACTCGAGATGATCGTGGGCGACGCCATCGAGGGCCAGAAGCTCCGCTTCGCCCGCGCCGAGGCCGCCCAGAAAAAAGCCGCAGCGTCCAAGACCGAGTCGAAATCCCCCGTGAAAGCCAGCGCCCCGCCCAGCCCTGCAAAAGGTGCCCGAGTGCCCGCCCAAGACATAGCGAACCGCGAAGGAGCAAAAAACCTGTTCTCTCGAGGATCCGCACTGAAGACCGACGACATCGCGGCGTTCCTCGAAGGAGCGCTCTAACCCCCAAATCCAAACCAACACCCCCCCCTTAACACAATGCCCGCAACACTCATCACCTCCCAAACTGGCATCCGCCAGGACCTCTCCGACCTCATCGCGGTCGTGGACGCCAAATCATGCCCCGTCGTCTCCATGGCGAAGAAGGGCGCAGAACCCATCAACCCCCTCACCCAGTGGCAAGCTGATGCCTTCGGCACTCCCTCGCTGACCGGCGTCCTCTCGAACTCGGATGTCACCGCTTCCGACTACGAAGACCAAGCCGCAAACCGCGTGCTCCTCTCGGCCCGCATTCAGAAGTTCCGCCGCGTTCCCTCTGTGGACGATCTCGCGAATACCGTTTCTGAAGTAGCAGGTATCGGCAAAAAGAAAGAAATGGCCCGCGCCGTCAGCAAATCCCTCGAGATGCTCAAGCGAGACATGGAAGCCACCTTCTGCTCGGACCAAGAGTCCCGCGAGCAATCCGGCTCCAACGCCTACCTCACCCGTGGCCTCGGCAAGTGGATCCAAAACGGCGCTCAGTCCGACCTCCCCGTCAACGCCAACTACCGCACGCCCACCGGTTCGATCAACGCGACCGCCACAGCGAGCCTCACTGAAAACAACATCCAGGACATGCTCCAGAGCATCTACTCCCAGACCGGCAAGGTTTCGACCTACAGCCTCGTCTGCGGCCCGACGCTCAAGCGCCAGTTCACCTCCTTCACCCGCACCCAGTTCGCCTCGACGAATGTCGCCAGCGCGATCCGCGTGTTGAACCAAAAGGACGAAAATAAGATCGTTTCGACGGTCGATATTTTTGAGGGAGATTTTGGCACTTTGGAACTCATTCCATCGCTCTTCCTGGCCGCTGACGCGACCACCAACGCAGCCGCTGTGCAAAACGGCCGTGGCTATGTCCTCGACATGGACATGGTCGAGCTCCGCTACAACCGCAAGCCCCGCTTCCAAGAACTGGAAGACCGTGGCGGTGGACCACGCGGCATCGTGGACGCGATCTGCGCCCTCTGCGTCAAGAGCCCTCTGGCTCTCGGTAAGTTCGCACCGACAGCCTAATCCAGCCTCCCCCGCATAGGCCCTACGGAGGGGCGCTCACCACCCTCCAGATAAACCCTGAGCGCCCCTCCCAATGCGGGACAATTTTCTAAATGTCCGACCTCGCCGTAGAACTCGAAGCCGATCTTGGTGACCTCGCCCCGCTGGTCACTGAGGAACTCCGCACCGGCTGGCACGCCTCCATGGTCACCGCCGAGATGCGCCAGCAGCGGATCAAAGCCGCGAGCGACCGCATCGCCGCAGCCCGCAGCACCGTCGAAGGCATCGGCCAGCACACCATGAGCG